ATTCACCAGCCATTGAACGAAGTTTTTCAGCTGATGGTTTGGATTCCTTTGCAATACGATAAGTTTCTTCTACCAAGAATTTAAATTTTGTTAGTAATTCCATATTATCTCTCCTCATCTGATATACCCATTATACCATGTCTAGAGACTAAGTAAACACTTTTTTGGAATTAAATTAAAATAAGAATATCAATCATTTAGCGATATGTCTTTAATATGTTTTGAATGTATTTTACAACCAATGAACTCGTTGTAATATTCGTCAGAGAGGAGGACATCGTGCTCAAACTGGAGTTTTGCTTCCCAGTAAGAGCACTCGCCTTTTGTTTTGCAGAATTTTAGAATCTCTCGTTTATAGTTGCCTTTACCCTTGGACTCTACTAGAGATTGTACTTCTTTACTGGACCCGAAATAATTACGCCAGTCTGATTCGACACGAGTCCGAACACGGCGTTTCCGAGTTTTAGTAACAGGCAAGATCTTTGGTTTCCAAAAGAATTTCTTGCCGATGTATTTCTTACCGGTATCGAGCTCCGTGATTTGATACACAAAGCCTTGATATTCTTCCGGTGTTTCTGTAAAAGATTTATTTTCATATAACCATGTCATGTGGTTATATATCAGTTTCAGTAATATCTTCTGGTATGGTTCGTCGACCACAACAAGGGCAGAATTCAACTTCCACCCCTTCTTCAATTACAAGGTGGGATTCGTTATCACATTCCTCGCACATAATACGATATTGTTTCACGCCACATTCTCCCATCCCCAGTCGCCTTCCATACCGACTACTGAATATTCTGTAACACGCTTTTCAAAGAAATTATCGTGTGAAGCTCCATTAAGTACCCAATCAAGCCATGGTAATGGGTTATCCTTGGCATTGAATTTAGGTTTCATACCAAGCTGTAGCAATCGTCTATCGGCGATGTGGCGAATGTATTGCTTAACTTCTTCCTTGCTGATCCCTTGAACCTCATGCCCATTAAATGCCAACTCAATAAATCTATCTTCAAGTTTTACAGCATCTCTTGCCATTTGATAGATCTGTGATTTTAATTCATCATTGACAATACGTGGGTGTTCTACACAGAACTCACGGAATAGTTTTGCATTACCTTGGACGTGCAATGTTTCATCACGAATAGACCATTCAACAATGGTACCCATACCTTTCATCTTACCGAAACGTTGGAAGTTGAGTAGCATTACAAATGATGCAAAGAGAGACATTCCTTCATTAAAAACCGATTGCGCCAGAGCGAGGGCAAGACCGGTATGGGAGTTAGTATCGCCATTAGACATAAAATCAATCTTGTCGGCCATTTCTTTATATTCAAGGAACTTATGATATTCTTCATCTGGCAAACCCAACGTATCATTCAATAATGCATATGCTCTTTGATGGACACCTTCACGTGATGCAAAGGAGGACAACATATTACGAACTTCATTGTTTTTAAACTTAGGAATTAAAAACTCATGATAGTTCTCACCAACCTGGACATCAGATTGTGTAAAGAGACGAAGTACCTGAGTAATAAATTCCTTATCACTCGTTGATAACTTTGTTCTCCAGTCTTGGACATCCTCAGATAATTCTGCCTCGTCCTCAATCCAATGAATCTCCTCATGCTTTTTAGTCATTTCGACTGCCCAAGGATATTGGAATGGTTTATATGTTTGTGATATTTGTAGTAGTGACATTTAACCCTCGCAAGCTCTACATTCTTCTGTTTCTGTTGTATTAATTGTTTGATTTAGGAATGCCATAAGTTCATCGTAACCACCCACATAACTTCCTTCGATGTAAATCTGGGGGACAGTCTTCACTTTACGACCAGTTACTTCGGCCGCAGTTTTACCAATTTCACTCAAATCAATGTATTCGTATTGAATTCCTCTTATTGATAATTCATCCTTTGCCGCAGCACAGAATGGGCAATTTGCCTTACCGTAGACAATAGTTCTCATATCGTCTTGGAGTGCAACCCTTTCAACCTTCTCTGATACATTCTCAGCTCGAGATTTAGCTTCCGTACGAAGGTAATATAATCCCTTAAGCCTTTCCTTCCATGCTTTGACGTGTACCTTATTAACATAAGATTTTTCTGCACCGGCGGGGAAGAAGAGATTAACCGACTGGCCCTGGCAGATAAACGGTTGTCGATCTGCTGCATGTTGTACGACCCAATTCTGATCAAGTTCTTGCGCAGTTTTAAATATCGCTTTTTCGCCTTCGGTGAGCTCGGGCAAGTGTTGAACCGATCCCTTATTAGTGATAATCGATGTCCACGTTGCTTCATTATTGATTCCGTGACCATCAAGGACTTCTTCAAGGTATTTGTTCTTTACAAGAAACGACCCTGCACGAGTTCTATGGGTGTACGCGTTAGCCTTGAGTGGCTCAATGCTTGGTGATGTGGACAGGATAACTCCAGAACTTGCATTAGGAGCAATTGCCAATAAGTGAGCGAAACGTAAGCCGGTACCAAGTCCATCAGGATATTCTCCTCGTGATAATGCTAATTTTTCAGATTGAGCAACAGCTTTTGCCTTAATCTGAGAGAACACAACTTTATTAATTTCTTGAGCTTTTTCAGATTCCCAAGCGACTCCGTGTTTATGGAGTAGTGAGTGGAAGCCCATCGCTCCCAGACCAATCGATCGTTCTCTGTATGCACTATTGCGAGCACGCCCAATTTCATCTGGTGCATTTTCAATAAAGTACTCAAGTACATTGTCCAACATCGTGACGAGATCCTCGACAATGGTGGTATTTTTCCACTCATCGTAGAACTCCAGATTGAGAGATGATAGACAACACACCGCAGTACGGTCAGCGCCGGTAGGTAGATGAATCTCATTACATAAATTCGAGCCATGGATTTTTAACCCCAAGTCTTTTAGTGATTGTGGCAAATGTTTATTTGCTTCATCAATAAAGTTCAAATATGGTTCACCTGTACGGAATCGTACCTCGATGATCCTTTCCCATAGTTTTCTGGCATTCATTGTCTCGGCAACTTCATCTGTTGCCGGATCTCTGAGTTCCCAGTCTTTATTATCTATTACAGCTTGCATAAACGCATCTGAAATATTAATTGCATTATGAAGATTCAATGCCTTACGTTGGACATCACCCGTTGGAATTCTCATATTAAGAAATTCAATAATGTCCGGATGTGATACATCCATATAGGCAGCATAAGAACCTTTCCGTGTCTTACCTTGGCGATATGCGATCATATCAGCATCGACAGTATGTAGAAAAGGTAATGGGCCAGGTGCCTTATCAGATACTGTACGAACATCCGACCAGTGACCACCAACGCCACCACCCATGACTGACAACCAACGAAGTTCAGATGAATGTTCAATCAGACCTTCTAGTGTATCAGGCACATACGTCAGAAAACAAGAGATTGGTAAACCCTTGCCATCCTTTTTACCATTTGGAGCATTTGATAATACAGGGGACGCAAACATAAACCATTTACGACTTACATAATCATATAACCTAGCTGCAAGATCCTCATTCATTTCGCCTTTATATGTTGACCATGCCTTTGCTGCGCGCATATAAGCTTCTTGTGGAGAGGTTTCATAATCACGCATATAGAAATCTTTGAGCATACCTACCGCATAGTCAGTTAATAGGTCGTCTCTGCTTTTATCAATTTTTAATGACATACTTTTGTAGTCCAAAAGGTTGTTTTAATTTTTTAAGGAAGGTCTATTATATATCAAAACCGAACATTTGTAAATCTATTTTTTCGGTTCTTCAGGAGTTACCGCCTCTTCGTAGTATATTATTACTTCGTTTTGTTGGTTTATATATCGCCTGAGTTCGGCGATGTTGAGTGCTAGATTCTCGTAATCCCTCATGGATAAGGAAACGAATGCTACCTCTCCATGTGTCTCAGAGAATTCTTTTATAAAATCTTCTAGGTTATCTTTATTGACAACGTAGACCTTGACATCAGTTAGCTGTACTGGCTTCGGTCTCGATACCGTCGGTATCTTTGTCTTTTCGATCTTCGTTACTACTTTGATCTCCGGCTCCGGCTTGCTCACGAGGCTGCAACCACTGAGGAAGGTTAGGATCAGGAATACCACCAGTATCGGCAATGATTTCACGCCAAAGTTTTGCTGTTGCACCATTCATTCTACCCTGTAATTCCATTGCATTTTTCAATGCATCTTGTACTAAATCTAATTGTCTTAATTTATTTCTTAGATCATCACCATATTGTTCGGCCTTCTGTAATTTGGTAGAAAGCTCATTCATTAATTCTTGACTACGTGCTGCTTCTTCTTGTAGGTTATTAATACTTTGTTCAGCAGTTTCAACGGCAATTTCTAGTTTGGCATTATTTTCTCGTAGAGTGGCAATACGAGCTTGGGTATCATTATAATACCAGACTGCTCCGTAACCTACAGAGGCTAGTATGCCAACGATAATAAGAGTAAGATATAATTTAATCATTTTCTATATATTTTCTAAATCGTTTCAATAGGACTGGAACCTTATCTTTTTTACGACGTCTGTCGGTCACATTCGTCATTTTAAGACGAGGCCCCATAGCAGTATCTGCCGGATTTGGAATTG